TATCACTGTTCAAGCAACTGGTACCAACGCAACTTATTACCCTGTATTTGTAAACATCAATACCAGTACAGCCACTGCTTTACCAGAATACAGCACAAGTAGTTTCAGTATTAATCCAGCCACAGGAGCATTATATGTAGGCGGAACTACTGGTGTTAATTCAACCGTTACAGGCGCATTACAAGTAGCAGGTGGTGTTGGTGTAGCCGGAGGATTATATGTAGGCGGTACAATTACTGCTACAAATTTAATTGTAAACGGCTATGTGGTCAGTACATCAACAGGAAATGGCAGTAGTATCACTGTTCAAGCAACTGGTACCAACGCAACTTATTACCCTGTATTTGTAAACATCAATACCAGTACAGCCACTGCTTTACCAGAATACAGCACAAGTAGTTTCAGTATTAATCCAGCCACAGGAGCATTATATGTAGGCGGTACCATTACCGCTACTAATCTAATTACTACCGGCAGTGGCGGAAATATTACAGGTGTTAATACACTATCTGCTATTAGTGTTCTAGTAACTGGAACAACTAGCGTGAATTCAACAGTTACTGGCGCCTTACAAGTAGCAGGCGGGGTTGGAGTAGGTGGTGGACTAGTTGTAGGTGGAACTATTACAGCTACAAATTTAATTGTAAACGGCTATGTGGTCAGTACATCAACAGGAAATGGCAGTAGTATCACTGTTCAAGCTACTGCTACAAATGCTACATATTATCCTGTATTTGTAAATGTCAACACATCAACTGCTACGGCGTTAAATGAATTTACGACCAGCAGTTTCAATATCAATCCAGCTACGGGTAGTATTACTGTCGGAAGTGTTTCTAATTCTACCAGTACTACAACAGGAGCATTAACGGTAGTTGGTGGTGTTGGTATAGCCGGAGGATTATATGTTGGTGGAACTATTACAGCTACAAATTTAATTGTAAATGGTTACGCAGTAAACACAGCATCAAATACAGCAAACATCACTGTACAATCAACCGCTAGTAATGGTACTTACTATCCGGTATTTGTGAATGTCAACACATCAACTGCTTCGTCTTTGGCCGAATACAGTACCAGCAGTTTTAGTATCAATCCAGCAACTGGCTCGTTATATGTAGGCGGTACTATCACTGCTACAAATTTAATTACTACCGGCAGTGGCGGAAATATTACAGGTGTTAATACACTATCTGCTATTAGTGTTTTAGTAACCGGAACCACTGGTGTCAATTCAACTGTCTCTGGTGCTCTACAAATTGCTGGTGGAGTTGGAGTAGGTGGTGGATTAGTTGTAGGCGGTACCATTACTGCTACAAATTTAATTGTAAATGGATATTCTGTTAATACATCTTCAAATTCAGCAAACATTACAATTCAAGCAACTACCACCAACGCTACATTTTATCCTGTATTTGTAAATGTTAATACCAGTACTGCTACTTCATTGCCAGAATATAGTACCAGTAGTTTTACCATTAATCCGTCTACTGGCGGAGTTAATATTGGCGGAAATTTAACAGTAGGCGGTACCATTACTGCTACAAATTTAATTGTAAATGGATATTCTGTTAATACATCTACCAACAGTGGCAATGTTACTGTTCAGGCTACTACAACGAATGCTACGTATTATCCTGTATTTGTAAATGTCAACACATCAACTGCTACTGCTTTGCCAGAATACAGCACAAGTAGTTTTACTATCAATCCATCCACGGGCATTGTCACCCTTGGCAGCACTGTAAATTCAAATTCAACCACTACAGGTGCCTTACAAGTAATAGGCGGAGTTGGTATTGGCGGAAATTTAATAGTAGGCGGGACCCTTACTGCTACCAGCGTAACCATTAACGGATATACTGTTAGCACGGCCTCTGCTGTTACTGTTCAGGCTATAGGTGTTAATGCCGCTTACTATCCTGTGTTTGTTAGTGTCAATACTGCTACACCTTCTCCTTTACCTGAATACAGTACAAGCAGTTTTACTATCAATCCTGCTACTGGCATTATTAATATTACCAGTACAGTTAGTTCTGTATCAACTGCAACCGGTGCCTTACAAGTTGTTGGCGGTGTTGGTGTTGGCGGAAATATATACGCAGGCGGAACCATAACTGCTAGAAGTACTGCTAGTACAACATCAACAACTACTGGTGCTTTGGTTGTTGCTGGAGGAATTGGAGTAGGTGGAAGCGTATACTTTGGTGGTGGATTGTACGCCAGTGGATCAACTGGTACATATGGACAAGTATTAATTTCAACAGGAAATAGTGTTCAATGGTCATCTTTATCAAGTACATTTAATGGCGGTACAATTCTTAATCCGTTGTTTATTAATAATTTTACAACGGCCACTTCAACGTCAACAGGAGCATTGACAGTATCTGGTGGTGCCGGTTTTGGTAATAACATTTATGTTAATGGAATTATTACTACAATAGGTGGTGCTGGAAACATCAGTGGTATTAACAATATTGCCGCTTCAACCATTGTTGTTACAACCACTACAAATTCAACATCAACTATAACAGGTGGATTAATTGTATTTGGTGGTGCTGGTATTGGTCAAAATTTAACAGTTGGTGGAAATCTTAATGTTAGTGGATCATTTAGTAGCAATACTATCACCGGTGTTACCAGTGTATTCTACGGAGATTCTACCGGTAACGGCGCATTGTACGCAGGTGTAACAGGCTATACTCCTTTTGCTCAAACAGTTATTCAAGCCACAGGTAACTTGAACAACTATATAGAATTTAATATACAAAATATTAATACTGGAACAAAAGCAAGTACAGATATTGTAGCGTCTGCTGATAATGTAACTACAAGCAGTGCCTATATAGATATGGGTATTACTGGTAGTGCGTGGGATGGTAGTCAACCATTGAGTTTAGGTACAGCGTTAGGACCAAACGATGGATATGTTATGGTTGGTCAAAATACATCTGGCGGAACTCATCCGGGTGATTTAGTATTTGGTACCACAACCACAGGTACACAGATAAAATTCGTTATTGCGGCAACTGCTACACAGGTAACAACTGCTTCTATTGCAATTTTAATGAATCCAGTTAATACTGATTCAACTTCAACAAATAGTGGAGTATTGATTGTAACTGGTGGTGTAGGTGTTAGTGGTGGGTTAGTTGTAGGAGGTGTTGTTACTGCTACAAACATGTTCCTTAATGGATATGTAGTAAGTACATCAACATTTACTACAAGCACGGTTGTAGCGTTTGCTATAAGTGCTACAACAATTGCTACATCAATACAAACAGCAAACTCAACTTATTATCCTGTATTTGTTAATACAAATTCTTCTGTGGTATCTTATGTAAATGAATACACTACTAGTAGTCTTACAATTAATCCTGCTACAGGTGTTATGTCAATTGCCAGTATTGTTGCAACAACATCAACCACAACGGGTGCTTTGACTATTGCTGGTGGAGTTGGAGTAGGTGGTGGAGTTGGAGTAGGTGGTGGAATTTATGCTGGTGGAACTGTTACTGCTACAAATTATTATACATCAAATGGTTACCAGGTAGTTTCAGGCAATACGTTTACCAATTTAACAATTACTTCATCAACAATTTCTACCAGTACAACAACTGGTGCGTTGACAGTTGCCGGTGGAGTTGGAGTAGGTGGTAACTTAAATGTTAGTGGAACTGTTACTGCTACAAATTATTATACATCAAATGGTTACCAGGTAGTTTCAGGCAATACGTTTACCAATTTAACAATTACTTCATCAACAATTTCTACCAGTACAACAACTGGTGCGTTGACAGTTGCTGGAGGAGTTGGTGTTGGCGGAAGTGTATATTTAGGTGGTGCTACGCATTACGTAGGAACAACTGGAACAAGTGCTGTATATCAATTTTACAATACATTAACAAATAGTTTAGATACGGTGTTTGGATAAAATGTCTCAGACTATTACTAAATTATTCCCTACAGGTATATTACAAACGTCGGTTCGACTTGACGAAATTACCTATACTTCTGTTAAAGTAGGACCAAATGGTGTTTTTTCAGCAGGTTTTGATGAAGTTACATTAAGTACTTCTACTGCTGAACGCAGATTAAGCACAGGTGTTTATCAAGTATCAGGGTATTTTGATGAATACACATATACTGTGACCCCATTCTAACATAAAATAAATATAAGACTATGGCAAAATTACTAGGCGGAACAACAATATATGGTACAGGAACAGTCCTATCTACACTTTATGTAGGGGGATTATCCAATACAAGTACCGCAGTTTCAACTTCGACTCTCACAGGTGCGTTAACAGTAACTGGCGGTGTTGGCATTGGCGGTAATTTAAATGTTGGTGGAAATGTTGTAGTTTCTGGTGTAACAACTTTTAATTCCCCAGTTACTTTTAACGGAACTTCAACGTATCTTTTAAGTACAAATACATTTTACACAGATAATATTATTGAGGTACATGTACCAACAACCGGAATTGGTACGCAATGGACAGTTGATGACGGTAGAGATATTGGACTACGTTTTCACTATTTTAATAGGACATTAGGTACTGATAGCAATGCCGCATTGGTATTAGCAGATGATAGTCAAAATTTAGAATGGTACATTACTGGTAGTGAAAATTCCAGCGGTGTGTTTACCGGTACCTATACATACGGAACATTTAAAACTGGCAGTATACTATTGGCTAATACTACCACTGCCTTAACAACCCAGTCTGGCGCACTACAGGTATCTGGTGGAGTTGGTATAGGCGGCAGTTTGTATGTTGGAGGACCATCAACATTCACAAATACGTTGACAATTGGTGGAGGAATAGCCAGCGGATTAGTAGTAGGCGGTGCTGTTACTGCTACAAATTATTATACATCAAATGGTTACCAGGTAGTTTCAGGTAATACATTTACATATTTAACAGTTACTGGAACAAACATTTCTGCCAGTACAACAACTGGTGCTTTGTTTGTCGCTGGAGGAATTGGAGTAGGCGGTGGAATTTATGCCGGTGGAACTGTTACTGCTACCAATTTTGTTACTGCAGGTGGTGTTGGAAGTATTACTGGCGTTAATACAGTATCATCAGTTAATGTTTTTGTAACAGGAGCATCAAACGCAACTTCAACTGTAACTGGATCCTTACAAGTAGTTGGTGGTGTCGGTATTGGTGGTAATGTATATGTTGGTGGATCACTGAATGTACAAAGTACATTGACATTTGTTTCAACATCTTCTTTGATATCGCCAAAATTACAGGCATATCAAGAAACAATAACACAGTTAGGAACAGTAACCAGTGCCACAAATATTAATTGTCAATTATCTAACATTTTTGATGTAACACTAGGTACAGGTACTGTTGTATTTTCTTTTATTAATCCTCCATCAACAGGCACAGCACAACCGGTTACAATTTTATTAAGGCAAGACAGTGTAGGTAACAGAGCGGCTACTTTTACCAACGCTAAATATTCAGACGGACTACTTCCTGTTTTATCAACCGGATCAAATCAAGTCGACGTCTTAACATTTTTTACAGTTAATGGTGGATCATTTTGGTTCGGTACATTTGCTATGGCCAACGTTTCGTAATAAGGAGAATAATAAAAATGGCGCTTACAAAAATCGACGATATACAGTTATATGCTGGATTTACATCAACAGCACAACAAACTTGGGAAATGAAAAACTTTTTAGATACAAATAATATTCAATATCAATTGATGTTTTATGGCGAAGATGAACGACATACCGAATTATTCAGTGCGTTAACTTCTTGGTGGCCTGGATCAAATATCACAGGGTTTCCAGTGTTAGTTTACACAGAAATCCACGACGATTTACCACCATCTAGATATCCAAGAATATATTATACAGATCTTACCGCATTACAATCTAGTTCATTCTTAACTGATTACCAGTTAGGCAGAACACCTGGCCCTTAATTATATATGCCTTTAGCCTTCCGTTCTGAAATGCGACATTCGATCGCATCGGCTGGTAGTGTTACTTTTAACTCTACTGGCACGTGGCATGCTCCTTTTGGAGTAAATGTCGTTACGGTTTCTGGATATGGGGGCGTTGGTACTCCTGGCGGTGCTGGACAACCTGGTCTTACAGGTCAGCCCGGACTTATAGGTCAGCCTGGACAACCTGGAATAAATGGATTAGGCGGGGTAGGTGGTGCCGGTGGACTAGGCGGACTAGGCGGGCTTGGAGGTACTGCTGGTGCTCCGGGTAATTCTGGAAATCAAGGAGCCCAAGGACAACCTGGAAATCAAGGACAACCCGGATTAGCAGGATTAGGTGGAGCAGGTGGTCTAGGAGGAGCAGGAGGATTAGGTGGCAGTGCTGGATTGGCAGGTAATCCTGGAAATCAAGGACTAACAGGCGGACAGGGACAACCGGGAACTCCGGGTACTGCTGGCACAAACGGAATTGGCGGAGCAGGTGGATTAGGTGGAATTGGTGGCACCGGTGGATCAGGAGGTTCTGGAGGAAATCCAGGACAACCTGGTACTGCAGGATTAACTGGACAACCTGGAACTAATGGAATTGGCGGTATTGGAGGCGCAGGCGGAGCTGGTGGTATTGGTGGAGCTGGTGGTGCGGCAGGAAATCCAGGAAACACAGGACTTACAGGATCACAAGGCAATGCTGGTTTACTTGGAACTCCTGGTAGCGTTGGTCTTGGTGGTGTAGGCGGAGCTGGCGGAGCCGGAGGTACAGCAGGAGCCGGTGGACCCGGACAATCTTATGGATTAGGAACTCCGATTTATTCTGGACCTATTGTTACAGGACAAAGTATCTATGTAACAGGTCAACCAGGTAATGCTGGAAACGCAGGCACACCCGGAGTTAACACTGGTGGATCAGGTGGCGCAGGGGGAACAGGCGCATCTGGAACATTGTATGCCAATGCTCCTGGAAATGGAGCGAGTTATACTCCTGCTGGCGGAATAGGTGGTATCGGTGGCGGAGGCGGCAGTTATGGTTCTGGAGGACAACCCGGATTTACAGGAACTCCTGGAGGACCAAACCCATCAGGTCCTCCAGGTACTCAGGGTACTCCAGGTACTCCAGGTACTCCAGGAACGGGTGCTCAACCTGGTTTAGCTGGTCAGCCAGGATCTACAGGCCAACCAGGAACATCAGGCACACCTGGCATTGCCGGATCACAAGGACAACCAGGAACTCCTGGAACACCCGGCTCTGGTGCTACGGCTGGACAACCTGGATTAACAGGTCAACCTGGATCAGCAGGACAACCTGGTACTGCTGGTATTGCTGGCATTGCCGGTATTCATGGTTTAACTGGCGCTCAAGGAACTCCGGGTACTTCAGGAACAGGTGCTACACCCGGCGGTACAGGACTTACTGGACAGCCCGGATTAGCAGGACAACCAGGAACACCAGGAATAGCAGGTACTCCTGGAACTACTGGTACACAAGGACAACCAGGAACACCAGGAACAACTGGATTATCGGGCGGAACTGGATTATTTGGTACAGCCGGATTGAGTGGACAACCAGGAACGCCGGGTACAGCTGGCACATCATCAACACCTGGTACTCAAGGAACTCCCGGTACTCAAGGAACTCCCGGTGCTTCAGGACAACCCGGTATTGCTGGACAACCATCTAATTTTGGAAGTGGTGTTGTAATTTTTCCTGGAAATGCCGGCCTAGGTGGGTCAGGTGGAATTGGTGGGTTGGGCGGAATTGGTGGGTTGGGCGGAATTGGTGGATCTCCCGGAAATCCTGGAAATCCCGGAAATCAAGGACAACCTGGACAACCTGGATTACAAGGACAACCTGGCTTTAGTGGAGCAGGCGGAACTGCCGGTATTGGCGGATTAGGTGGAGGAGGTGGCGCGGGAGGCACTGCCGGAACACCAGGAAATCAAGGACTAACAGGCGGACAAGGACAACCAGGTACTCCGGGTACTGCTGGCACAAACGGAATTGGTGGCGCCGGTGGATTAGGAGGCGCTGGTGGTAATCCCGGCAGTGCTGGATTAGCAGGTAATCCAGGAAATCAAGGATTAACCGGGGCACAAGGACAACCAGGTACTCCGGGTACTGCTGGTACAAACGGAATTGGTGGTATTGGTGGTATTGGAGGCGGTGGTGGTACAGCAGGCACAACTGGACAACCTGGCGGAACAGGACTTACTGGACAACCCGGCCTTACTGGACAACCTGGTACAAGTGGGGCAGGAGGAGCAGGCGGAGCAGGTGGAGCAGGTGGTACTGGTGGAAATTCGGGTTTAGGTGGTACTGGAAATGCTGGTGGCACCGGAGGAGCAGGAGCTTCTGGCGGAGGAGGAGGTGGATCCGGAGGATGGAATGCGGCTTCTTATATAGAAAATCCTGTTGGTGTTATTTCTGTTATACCCCCAGTTACTCCAGCTACTACAGGTATAGCAGGACAACCGGGTAGTGGTGTAACCACTCCTGTAGGTACATCCGTCGGAGGGTCAGGCGGTAGCGCAGGTCCTATTGCTACCGGACAACCGGGATCACCAGGTACTTTTCCTAGTGTTACTGCTCCTGGCGCAGGCGGCAGTGGAACTGCTGGACAACCTGGAGCATCAGGACAGCCTGGTACTGCTCAGCCTGGTACTCCAGGAAATTCTGGAACAGCGGGACAACCTGGATTTGCAGGACAACCCGGATTGGCAGGAATAGCCGGGCTTAGAGGGCCAACTGGTGGGCAAGGAACACCGGGTACTCCTGGTACTCCAGGATCGGGTGCCACACCTGGATTAGCAGGACAACCAGGTACACCAGGTACTGCTGGTATTGCTGGCATTGCTGGCACCCAAGGATTAACTGGAGCACAAGGACAACCGGGTACTTCAGGAACAGGTGCTACTGCTGGCGGAGCAGGCGGAACAGGTCAACCTGGATTAGCAGGACAACCTGGTACTGCTGGTATTGCTGGCATTGCTGGTACCCAAGGATTAACTGGAACACAAGGACAACCAGGTACTGCTGGTATTGCTGGCGGTACAGGACTTACTGGACAACCTGGATTGGCAGGACAACCTGGCGGAGCTGGACAACCTGGAATAGCAGGTACTCCAGGAACTACAGGTACACAAGGACAACCTGGAACGTCGGGGACACCCGGAACTGGCGCAACAGCAGGACAACCTGGATCATCCGGTACGCCTGGGTCAAGTGGTACCGCAGGACAACCCGGATTTGCAGCCACCTATACAACCTCCACTGTAAATACTAAACTGCCAAATCCCAGGGGATATTATATAGCCAGTGTAGGTGTAGGTAACACATCGGGCACAATTACTGTTAGTTGGGGAAGGCAATAATGAAAGAAATTAATGTCAACTTATCAATTCTTGCCCTCGCCAACATTTGGAGTCTCTGAAGAACCATTTGCTACTTGGAAAGATGGTTTTACTAAAGAAGAAATAAATCGCATTGTTATCTACGGAGATTCTTTACCACAAGACAAAGCAATAATTGGCAATAAAACTCGAGAAGATAATTTTTCTGACTACCGAGAATCTAAAACTTCTTGGATAAATCTTAATACTGAATCACAATGGTTGTATGATAAATTGTCATGGATAGCACGGCAGTTAAATGGACAATTTTATAAATTTGATCTATTTGGATTCCAGGAAGATTTTCAATATACTGTATATTACGGAAATCAAAACGGTCATTATAACTGGCATTTAGATAGCGGTGTTTCAAACACAGGATCAGGTCCAAGAAAACTTACAATTGTTTTACAATTAAGCGACCCATCAGATTACGAAGGTGGGGATTTAGAATTATTAACAGGATCTAGTCCTACCGCGGTTAGAAAAGAACAAGGTCTACTAGTAGCTTTTCCAAGTTATACATTACATAGAGTAACACCAGTAACACACGGAATTCGTAAATCGTTGGTCGTATGGATTACAGGTCCAGCATTTAAATAGGAAAAACATGAAAAAAGAAACATATGATAATTTTGTAGGAATTTATGATAATTATTTTTCTGCACAATACTGCGATAATTTAATTGAATATTTTGAATGGTGTAAAAAACATAATCGTACATGGCCTAGACCTGAAAATGAGATTTACAAAAGTGACGAATCAGTAACACTAAATCCTCCAGGCATACATGCTATAGAATTTACAAAAGATAATTTACATAGTTTGTTTGATGAATTTAATGACGTATTTTGGAATCAATGTTATAAACAATATTATACAAAGTTTGGGTCATTGCAGACATATAACGGACATACTATATTTTCATATAAAATACAAAAAACACTTCCTGGAGAAGGATATCATATATGGCATTGTGAAGATGCGGAAATAGCATTTTCAAGACGAATTGGTGTATATATGTTGTATCTCAATGATGTTGAAGAAGGCGGAGAAACAGAATTTTTATATCTTAACAAACGTATAAATCCTGTAAAAGGAAGATTACTAATATGGCCTCCTAACTTTCCATGGACACATAGAGGAAATCCTCCGCTGTCGGGAACAAAATATGTTATGACAGGTTGGTTAGAATTTAACTAATAACGTCTAATATTGTTTGAAGTTTGCCCTTAATGGCTTTGCTGTTAAGGGTATTTTTTAAACCATTGTGTAAGGGTTTAGGCCAGGCATTTAATTCGACCCAAGCATAGCCAGTATGTTCTTCATTTAGTTCGGGTATAAATTCGTCATCTACTAATATCACATAAGTGTTGTATGAAAACAATTCATCCTTACTTGAATATAATTCTAGAGGGACTGTTTTAACTATGTTAGGTAAAAAGCCAATTTCTTCTGATATTTCTCTTAACAGGGCATCGTGTGGTGTAATGTCAGCAGGCTCTTTTTTGCCTCCAGCAAGACCCCACGTGCCAGCAGTCTTGCCTTGAGCACGTAATAATAATAAAAATCGTCTTGTGTTTTTTGCTAGAAAAATTCCGCCGCTACAAACTATCATAGAATTAAACGCCATGTACCTCTATCGTATAATCCTTCATAACTCTTGGTCCAGATTTCTCCATCCCATTTGTATTGAATTCCAGTATACATATTAGTTATGTAGGTGACGTTTGTAATTGTAGTAGAATTGAATATAATAGTCCACGCTGATCCATCCCATTGAATGATGTCATTGGCCACTGCTGTAAAAGATCCCCATGCGGCAGTTTCAGTGGGAATGTTTTCTAATATAAGATAAGTTGTATTAAGCGCAGGAGCGGTTGGATCAAATGTTTCTGGATTTATAATAGCATCAACTGAAGTACGACCATTGATGGTAGAATTAGCAGGAACTGTATCTTGATCTATATTAAGAATCATGCGAGAATCATCGGATGTATCTAATTTGATATAGGCAACAATTTCATTGCCGTCGGGTTTTGTTAGTCTCAATTGACTTAAATTTGCTCTAAATTGTCCTGGATATAAATCTAATATCTTAAACCAAGAAGGCGCCACATTTGGTTGCGCGGTTTCATTGTTGGCCATAGACGCATCATTGAATACCAATGTAGCAATGTTGTCTAATACCAATAGGTCAAAATTGCCAGGAGTTACAACAACTTCAGCATCGGGTATTCCAAAGTTGTATACGGCATCTGGATCACTGTTATTCTCTGCAATTGATCCAGTGGGCACAGCATACACATTGTTAATAATTTTGGTAATTATTCCAAGTTGTTTTACCTTGGCAGGAGGAGTGATCCATATAGGTGTTTTAAAATTCATTGTTAAAATATCAATGTTGGCGTCAACACCTTGAGGAATAGTCCTACTACTCCAGGTCATGCTGTCCAGGGTCAACACACTTAAACTGGTCCAGTCTAAATAATTGTCTGTGGTTTGTAATTCTAAACTGGGATTAAACAGCACAGCAATCTGTTCCCAAATTTGTAATTTTTGTTCTGTGTTGGTTGACCATATGTCTGCGGCAAAAGAAACCATGTAAGGACTAGGCATTATAGTTTCTACGCTGTACCCTGTTCCTTGATCATATGTGTAATTTCCTGTGGTAGGATCTACCGCACGTTCTCTAATTTGATATTTTTTAATAAATGTTGGATCTTGAACTCTTGATTGATCAAACTGTACTTCTTTAATATAGCAACTGATGAATGGTGCTGTCGGAACAGTGTTCTCACTGTTCTTTTTCAGTATGTTGGCCGCTTGCCTACTCATATCACCATAGATAACTGGAACACGAGTAACAACACCTGAGTTATTTTTAACACTAAAGTTGCTCATGGCTCTCATGAACTGTGTTAGATATCGGCGCAGTTGGCCGTCATAGAAAAAATCAGACATTTTAATTATCCGCTTTAGGTTTTAATGCTTTGCTCAATGCTTGTTTTTCAGTAACCACAACTCCGTTGATGGTAGCAGTATTATTGTTATTGATAAAACTTGTTTTTTGTGTTTGACGAACCTGTGAGCCAGCAAAAGGTCCACTGGCAACATCATCGTAGCCAAATTGATTCATGGTCATGCGCACATTGCTTTCGTACTTGATCCAATTTGTACCACTGTATCTGTATAATACATTGGGCATATAATCAGTGCGTAAGAAAAATTCGCCCTGCGCCGGATCATCAGTTGGGAATGATATGCCTGAACTAAAATATGCTCCATTATGGGGCAACCCTGTGCCTGTCAAATAACCAACATAGAGATTTTTAGACGGAGTATGTAGTACTATGCTGGCATCTAGCACAGCATTTTCTATACTGGCATCATCATACGTATCGCTGGCATCAGCTACATCTACTAGTCCGCTGTCTCTAGTAGGAATAACATAAAATTGTCTGGTATTATATCCACTCATTGGAGCATCAGCAGTGGCCTGTTCAATAATCTGATTATTAATATCAATATTTGTTTGATAGGTGCTTAACAAATCTCGTAATGTACTACCGTCGCCTGCCCCGGCATCCTGATCAAATATTTGTTGGAATTCTTGACTGTCAACCAACGGTACGCATTTAGCACGAACCAAATGCGGATACCAAGTTTGACTGTATCCCTTGCTAGGACGAGTGACATCCTGAACAACGTAAAATCTTTTCAATGCCACAAGACTGTTATCTAATGCGTACTCATCTTTTTGATGTGGCAACTCAACCACATCTCCAGGCATGATTTTACGTCCCAATGCATCATAATGTCCACGCAAATGAAAGTTTAAAAATATTGTATCATTTTGTAAAAACATACCAAATTGACTTAAATTAAAATCAATATCCTGCATGTCATAAATGCCACGAATTACATACACATCTGGCTCGTAATTACGATCACGATTTTCCATGAACAGCACATCTTGTATTCCTAATTCAGGAATAGGATTACTGTTTGTAGGAGTCGAAGGGGTGGCTTCTCCTGTTGTAGGATCAACAGGACCTGTATACTTGTGTACAAATATGTCTGTACCGCCCACTTGAAATTCTTCGCTAATAACGCGATCTAAAAATTTAAAATCGGCGCCTTTTTCTGGTCTGTATAAACTTAAGCGTGGAATTTTAATTCTCCTTGGATGTGTTTACAATTGCTACCGTGCCATCTTTTATAGTTTCCTTTAGTTGTTGAAAACTAACGATGTCAAAATACCATTTTGTATATTTGTTTTGAATGAAGTTGAGCATAGTATAGTATTTATGGTAAATATTGTTATGACTGATTCAGAAAACCAACACCAACAAGTAATAGATTATGTTAGGACCATGTTAGGCGGTGGTCTTGTAGACGTAGAATTGGACCCTGTACATTATACAACAGCAATTGATCGTGCTTTACGCAAATTCCGTCAGCGTAGTAGTAATGCCGTAGAAGAAAGTTTTGCGTTTCTTACACTACAGACCAATCAGAATACATATACGCTTCCGCAAGAAATAGAAAATGTGCGTAAATTATACCGTCGTAGCATTGGTTCACGTACAGGTGGAGGCGACGGCGGCAGTTTGTTTGAACCGTTTAATCTGGCATATTCAAACACATATTTGTTGACCAGTACAAACATGGGCGGACTGGCCACTTACTATGCTTTTGCTAGTTATCAAAAGTTAGTGGGAAAAATGTTTGGTAGCGATATTAATTTTACATTCAATAAAACTACAAAATTACTAACAGTTGATCAACGTCCACAAAGCGGCGAAGAAGTGCTGATGTGGATTGATAACTATCGTCCAGATTTTAACCTATTAGAGGATCGCTACGCAGGGCAATGGCTACGCGATTATACTCTTGCTACGTGTAAAATTATGTTAGGTGAAGCACGTGAAAAGTTCCAAACTATTGCTAGCCCACAAGGTGGAACACAACTAAATGGTACCCAACTCAAAACAGAAGGTAAAGCCGAAATTGAAATGCTTGAGCAAGATTTGATCAACTACAAAGAAGGCAGTCAACCATTGACCTGGGTAATTGGATAAAATATCTTGACCTTGTAATAAAACTGTTATATACTATGTCATATCCTGGAGGTTCTATGATTATAGGTGTGTGCGGGTTTATTGGTTCGGGTAAAGATACGGTTGCCGATTATCTTACAAATTTTCACGAATTTAGACGAGAAAGTTTTGCCAACAGTTTAAAAGATGCTGTCAGCATGGTATTTGGTTGGGATAGAACATTGCTAGAAGGACGTACCAAACAGGCTCGAGAATGGCGCGAACAGCGAGATGAGTGGTGGAGCAGTCGGTTAGGCCAAGAAATTACACCGCGTTGGATCCTACAATACTGGGGCACAGAAGTATGTCGTCGAGCATTCCATGATGATATTTGGATTGCCGCATTAGAGAATAAACTACGCAACTCGAAAGATGACATAGTCATTAGTGACTGCCGTTTTCCTAATGAAATTAAAAGCATTAAAGATGCTGGCGGCATTGTGGTTCGTGTGGTTCGTGGCCCAGAGCCCGAGTGGTACAATGCCGCAGTGGCCTACAATCGCGGTCCAAATGGAAATGCCGAATGGGCATTAAGTAAAGCAAAACTAGATCGACTAAAAATACATGCTAGCGAAACTGCCTGGGTTGGTACAAAGTTTGATTATGTGTTAGACAATAATGGTACCATTGACGATTTATTTGATCAGGTTAAAAATCTGGTTTCAAATCGCCTTGTTTCCATCTAATACCTTCTCTGTGTAATAAACGTTGACAATTAGCACACACAGTTTTTAGATTAGTAAATTTACAATTGTTTAAATCTCCGTCAATGTGAAATACATCAAATTGTTCTGTTACACGTGAACCAAAGCCACATTTATCACATGTGGTTTTTTTCTTATATCCTGCTAATGCCCATTTTGCTATTCCCGCATCTAAACCTCGAGCACAATGATCACATTTTGACCTATAGTAAGGTTGACCTTCTTTGTAATAGTTAACAGCCACTGGTCTTTGCCGACACGTTTTACATAAATTTCTCATACCTGCCCTTTTTGCGCCCTTTTTTGTATTTAGTAACCGGTATTTTTTCATTACCTTACGCTAAATAAAACAAAGTGATCCAATAAGGGAGATTTCTAGAATGGCAACATTAAATTCACCAGGCGTACAAGTACAAGTTATAGATGAAAGTTTTTACACTCCGGCAGCTCCAGGAACTGTTCCTCTTATCATTGTAGCAAGTGCCTCTAATAAAAGCAATGCTAGTGCTACAGGCACAGCGGCAGGAACAACACAAGCTAATGCTGGTACAGTATGGGCTATAACAAGTCAGAGAGATTTAACTGACACGTTTGGTACACCTCTTTTCCCAACAGTTAATGGTAGTTCTATTAATGGTGGAGAACAAAATGAATACGGTTTACAAGCGGCCTATAGTTTGTTAGGCGCAAGCTCAAAAGCATTTATTGTTAGAGCAGATGTTGATCTATCTCAATTATCTCCAACATCATCTATACCAGAAGGTACCGCTGTTAGTGGAACTTATTGGTTAGATACAGCAGACACATTGTTTGGCATTAATGAATGGAGTACAGCCACAAATTCATTTACTGTTAAAACTCCTATTATAGTTGACGATTCTAATATGGATATGGATGCTACAAGTATGGTTCCCAATGATGGTATTGGTCAAGCTGGTGACTATGCTGTTTATGCTACATCAGAAAATGAAATTCAAATCTATTATCATACATCTGCTAGTTCAAATGTATGGACAGCAGTTACCGCAGGTTTTGATAGCGGAAAAACATTAGTTGTAAGCCCTCACTATCAATATCCTAATTTTACAAATTCAGGAACAAACCCATTAAATGCGTTGAATGGTAGCGTATGGGTTAAAACAACTACACCTAACCATGGTGCTAAATTTGATATTAAAAATTATAACGGCACAACAAAATCATGGATAACATTTACAGCCAATGTTTATGTTGGTAGTACTGCTACTAGTGTAGCTATTGCGGCTCTTGATCCTGCTGGTGGCGGTACAAATATTGCCGCAGGAACTGTGTATGTTGAAAATAATTATGATCATTCAGCTACCGCCAATACAAAATTTACAATATTGCGTAGAGTAGCATCAGGTCCTACTACAGTATCATTAGCTTCTAATGGTGTCCGTAATACAAATAGCGGAGTTTCTACATTTTATTTTAGAGAAACAACTAAAACTGGCACATGGACTAGTCCAGTGATGATCAGTATACAGCCAAACACATCTACTGTGTTTGCTTCCGCGGTAGCAACAGCATTTAATACAAATGGCGTGTCTCTTACAAGAGCTGCATACAATGCCACTACAAATACACTAACATTTACACATCCTTACGGTGGTGAAATTGAATTAAGCGAAGGCGATAACACTCCTATTTCTAGTTCTGTATCAAGTGTTGCTCCATATGATCCAATGACAGGAACTGGTGTACCATTTTTAAATACTGCTCCGGCAGGCGATGCTACAGTATTAGGTGGTTCAGCAACTTATTTGATTTCCAACTGGAGACCTTTGGTATTCCAATCACTTCCTTATGCTCCGTCAACTACTCCAGCAGATGGAACATTATGGTATGACGATACTTTAGATGTTGACATTTTAATTAATGACGGAACAGCATGGAGAGGTTATAAAAACTATAGTGGGTTTACAGGCACAGATCCTAACGGACCAATAAAATCAGCCACGCAACCAACAACACAGAGCGATGGTGTAACAACTCTAGTAAACGGTGATATTTGGATTGACACATCTGATTTAGAAATGTATGGTCAAAACATTTATGTTTACGATGGAACTTCTTGGGTAGCACAAGATGTAACAGATCATACAAGTCCAAGTGGCTGGGTATTTGCTGATGCTCGTTGGTCTGGCGCAGGTGATGATATCATGCCAGATACTATAAAAAATCTATTAAGTTATGATTACGTAGATCCAGATGCTCCAGATCCAGCACTATATCCACATGGTACACGTTTGTGGAACACACGTCGTTCTGGATATAACGTTAAGAAATATCATTCAGGTTACATCAACATTTATGCTAACAATGGTTTAAACATTCGTTACCAAGATGAAAATATGTCAGGTTATAACGCAGATCGTTGGGTAACAGTTGTTGCTCAAAGTGCAGATGGTAGTGGTTTATTTGGACGTAAGTCACAACGCGGTGTTGTTGTAGCGGCAATTAAATCAGTTATTGATACAACTCAATCAATCCGAGATACAGATACAGTTAAATTCAATCTAATTGCTTGCCCTGGATACCCAGAAGCAATTGCTAACATGGTTGCATTGAATACAGATCGCGGACAAACAGCATTTGTTATCGGTGATACACCATTCCGTTTATCGGCAACTGGTACAGCGTTGAATAACTGGGGTAATAATACTGCCCTAGCATTTGATAACGGTGATCAAGGCGCGGTAACATATGATGATTATCTGGGTTTATTTTATCCAAGCGGATTAACTACAGATAACACAGGTAATCAAATTGTTGTTCCACCAAGTCACATGATGTTACGTACAATTGTTAATAACGATGCCAAAGCATATCAGTGGTATGCTCCAGCAGGCACACGCCGAGGAGGTGTTGACAATGCTACCAGTGTAGGTTATGTTGATGCCACAACAGGCGCATTTATGACAACATCAATGTATCAAAGTTTGCGTGATGTTGTACAAGCATCTGGTGTACAAATTAATCCTATCGCAACTTTACCAGGAGCTGGCCTAACTAACTATGGTCAACTAACACGTCAATCAGGTGACGATAGCGCATTAAATCGTATCAATGTAGTTAGATTGGTAGCATATCTACGTGGACAATTAGAAACATTGGCTAAACCATATTTGTTTGAACCAAACGACTCACAAACACGTAGAGAAATCAAGGCAGCCGCAGATAGTCTATTACTAGAACTAGTTGGACTACGTGCTATCAACGACTTCATTACAGTTTGTGATGATTCTAATAACACACCTGCTAGAATTGACAGAAACGAACTATGGTTAGATATCGCTATCGAACCTGTGAAAGCAGTTGAGTTTATCTATATTCCTTTAAGAATATTGAATACCGGTGCTATTGCTAGTGGCAATTACGGTAGTCTTGCTGCATAATAAATACAAGGAATAAGGAGCATATACATGTCTAGCGCAAGTTTAAACAGATTTACAGTACCAGTTACTAACCAAAGCCCACAGGGTTTGTTAATGCCAAAACTAAAATATCGTTTTAGAGTAACATTAACTAATTTTGGTGTTGGTAACGATATTCCTGTAACAGAATTAACAAAACAAGTTATGAATGTTAGTCGTCCAGAATTAAGTTTTGAAGAAATTAAATTGCCTGTGTATAACAGCACAATTAAAATGGCTGGTAAGCATTCCTGGGCAGACGCTAAATTAACATTACGTGATGATTCAAGCAATCACGTAACACAGTTAGTTGGTCGTCAACTACAGAAACAATTCGACTTCTTGGAACAAAGTTCAGCCGCTAGCGGCATTGACTACAAATTTACAATGAGTGTTGAATTATTAGACGGCGGCAATGGTGCTAATACACCAACTGTATTTGAGCGTTTTGATTTCCTAGGTTGCTTTATTAAACAAGCAACGTATCAAGGCGGCGATTACAGTAGCGCAACTGATCCTATGGATATTACATTAACTATCACTTACGATAACGCATTACAATTTAACAGTGAAACTGGTCAAAACGAGTTTGGTATTGGTGAAGCAGTTGGTCGTACTTTAGGATCCTTGGCTATTGGTGGTTAATTTATACCAATAATATACAAAGCCTGGCGCAAAACCCAGGCTTTTCTTTTGACTAAATATTTGTATGTCAAATATATTCAATGCTTTTCTAGGTGGAGTTCTTGACTCCGCGCAGGGTGACATGAGAGATTATGCTCATGCCAATAGACTCTACGTACAAAATAATTACGCTCGAGCACCAAAGCATGGTTTTTTATATTTTGTACATTTCAATATCAACAGAGCTGCATTACAAAAAACATCATGGGCACAAAACGGCCCTACAGATGTTGGATTACTGGTTAAGAAAGTAGACCAACCAAAGTTTACAATTGCCACAGATACAATTAATCAATATAATAGAAAAACAGTTGTACAAACACAAATAAAATATAATCCCGTGAGTATTGATTTTCATGACGATAATGGAGATATGACACGAGATCTTTGGAAAAATTATTATCAATATTATTTTAGAGATACATTTTACAATCCTGCCAATAATAGAACTGTTAGCAATGCCGCAGTGGCAGGGGCATTTAGTAATAAATCTAAATACGGAACTAAAGATTATGCCTACGGATTAAACAATTTTCAAATAGATCCATTTTTTCAAAGTATTGATATATTTGTTTTACATCAAAAAAAATTTAGTCAATATACATTAGTAAATCCTCTCGTGACAGAATGGAATCACGATTCATTGGATCAAGAACAAGGCAATAAAATACTAACAAATAGAATGACTGTTTCGTATGAAGCAGTATATTATAATCAAGGTAAAATTAAAAAAGGATCTGCCTCATCTGAATTTACCGCGGTCTATTATGATAACTCTCCAAGTCCATTAAGTATTAGTGGCAAGGGTTCGTCCAGTTTATTTGGCCCCGGAGGTTTAATAAACGGTGCTGATAGTATATTTGGCGAAGACGGTTCTTTAGAAAATGCACAATCACCGTTGGATTACTTAAAAGTTGCCGTACAAACTAATAATCTTATAAAAAATGCTGGTCAATTAACAAAAGCTGGATTAGTTAGCGAAGTAAATAATGTAACTGCTAATTTGTTAACAGGAATATCCGCAACAGGACGAGGACCAACTGGTGTTGCTGGTGCGGTTAATGATACATTGAATGCTACAACTGCCCTTCCGTCAAGAGTAACAGGACGATAACATGAGTACAAATCTTTATAGTAATATTCCCTTGGCACAGCCAGTTGGTACTGGTATAGTAGAAGCGTATAATCTTTATTTTAACGGTCCTGTACAATTAGATGCCGGAACTTTTGCCGCTATGAAAGGGTTTTTTAGTGGCCGAGGATTTGATGATAAATCCGCAGAATCTATTACTGTTATTATCATGAATCAAGCAGTAAAAGATGGATACAATCCAATGAAAATATTAGATACATTAAATGGCGTTGACAATGTCGAGATATCAAATCTTGTATCCGAGATATTGAACTACAATCGTTTTAAGTCTAGTTTTTTAGGTTACACACAAACATTCACACCCCAGGCAGAAATATTACGTAACATAGTAGCATGAGCTTACAATTTGCCAACGCTCTTTATAAAGTAGAAAACCCAGAAAAATATGTAGGACAAGGTGCTCCTAGATATCGTAGTAGTTGGGAACTTACTTTTATGAAATTTTGTGATTTTAATCCAAGCATTCAACAGTGGGCAAGCGAACCTTTAAAAATTCCATACCGAGATCCTTTAACAGGAAAGCAAACAGTGTATGTACCTGATTTTTTAATTATGTATGTTGACAAAAATACCAAAAAACATGTTGAACTTATTGAAATAAAACCAGCCAATCAGATGTTAAAAGAACGTGTTGGAAAAAATCCTTATAATCAAGCACAATTCGTAAAAAATCAGGCCAAATGGGCCGCTGCCGGAGCATGGGCTAAACAG